AGCCCTTTCAGGATCACGAATCACATATTGCGACGATTGTTGCTGCTCAGGAAAACCCGGAAGTTATGCAGCTTGTTGGGGCCGCACCAACAGCCCAGACAATTCTTGCTGCTGCGTCAGCTTATGTTAATGAGCATTTGACCATGCAGTTCAGGAAAGAGATAGAAAGAGAGATGGGAGCAGAGCTACCTCCGGAGGGAGAGCCGTTGCCGCCTGATGTTGAAAAACGTCTGTCCAGTCTTGTTGCTGAAGCCGCAAGAAGAGTTTCCGCAACAGCGCAAGCTCAGGCAGAGCAGGAAAGAATTCAGCAGCAGCAGCAAGACCCGTTGATACAAATGAAAGAAAGAGAGGTTGCTGTCAAGGAAGCCGAGGTTCAGAGAAAATCTCAGGCCGATCAGGCCAAATTGCAGCTTGATGCCCAGAAAGCGATGACTCAGGCTCAACTGGAGAAAGCAAGAATAGAGACACAGAATGAAATAGCGGGAATGAACATAGGACAGCGAATTGCTAGCGATCTGCTAGAGAATGAGCAGATTAAAGACAAGGCTGCCAGAGAAGACTATCAAAAGGGAGTTGACATCGGCATAGAAATTGCTAAAGATAGCAATAAGAATGATTAGTAATATCAAAGAGCAAGCACAAAAGATGGAGAGATTATCTCTGTCTGAGTTTCTTAAGGGCAGGCTTAGAGAAATTATGAATCAGCATGCCGATCATCTTGCGACAGGCGCATGTAAGGATTACAGCGATTATCAAAAGATGGCCGGAATTATAGAGGGGCTGGCCCTCGCAGAAAGAGAGCTTTTGGATTGGGTTGAAAAACATATCCAAGAGGAATAGGAACTCAATTTTTTTATGAAAGAAAGCGCTTTAAAGCAGGAAGTTCCGGTAGATTCTGAGCCTGAAAGCATAGAAGAGCCAATTGTTAAGGAAGAGATAAAAAGTCAACTTCCTGATCCGAAAGGATGGCACATATTAGTAGCAATGCCTTCTCCGGAAAAAAAGACAAAAGGCGGGATTTTGAAAGCTGAATCTACCGTTATGGAGGAAGAGATATCCAATATATGCGGATATGTTTTAAAGCTTGGAGCCGAATGCTACAAGGATCAAAAAAGGTTTCCTTCCGGCCCTTGGTGCCAAAAGGGAGACTGGGTGTTGTTCCGCGCTTATTCAGGCACCCGAATAAAAATGTATGGACAAGAGTTCCGGTTAATCAATGACGATACTGTTGAAGCGGTTGTCGATGATCCTACAGGGGTAGTAAGAGCATGAGCGATCCTCAGATTATTAATGAAGAGCCTGTTATCAATGAGCCTCAGTCTGAAGAGGATAAGTTTTTTGGGGTAAGCACAGAAATTAACTCTGATTCTGCTGACGATATACAGATTGAAGTAGTAGATGATACTCCCGAAGAGGACAGGGGCCGACAAAAGAGAGAAGGCTCCGGAGAAAAGGTTGATAACGACTCTATTGATGCGGAGATATCTGATTATAGCCAGAGAGCGGCTGATCGCATCAAAGAGATAAAACATGAGTATCATCAGGAAAGGCGGGCCAAGGAAGAGGCAAAAAGAATAAGCCAAGAGGCTGCGACCAGACTGAAATCATTGTTGCATGAAAACCAGCGCTTGCAGACAATGGTTGAAAAGGGAGGGGAGGCGCTTAATAAAACTGCCTATAATAATGCTTTATGGGCAAAACAAAGCGCAACCGAAGCGTATAAAAAAGCCTACGAAGAAGGTGATGCGGATGCAATGGCAAAATCACAAGAGCTTCTTTCTCAGGCAACGCTTGCAGAACAGCAGGCTGGAGGCACAGCCCAACAGGTTCAGGCTCATGTAGCCCGGAGTTTACCGGCACAGCCGCAGGTTCCGCAGCAGCCAGCCAGACAGTTAGACCCTGATATGGAAAAATGGGCTAATAAAAACCCTTGGTTTATGAATAATTCTGATCCTAACCATAGCTTAATGACAAGTTACGCAATGGTTGTCGATCAAGAGCTTACCTTAAAAGGTATCGATCCAAAGATTCCTGAAAAGGTCGAGGAGTATTATTCGGAAGTTGACAAGGCAATGCGGGAACGATTTCCAAACTTTTTCGGTGTTCAACAAGGAAACGATTCAGGAATGGTCGTTGAACAGGGGACGCCAAAACGACAGCCACAAACGGTTGTCGCATCCGCGACGAGGGATAGCGGAAACAAAAATCCCACGCAAGTACGGCTGACAAAGACCCAAGTAGCCTTCGCTCGGCAATTAGGTCTGTCGCCAGAAAAGTATGCTAATCAGGTACTAAAGGAGACTTAGATGACAGAGCAGGAAGACACAGTAGAAAGCGTGGAAGAAGCTTCTGTCGGAAATGTATCTGAACAAGAGCGCAGCCCTAGGGCCTTAGAAAGCAGAGATGCTACCCAGCACATGCAAAGCTGGGAAAATCCCACTAACTTGCCGTCCCCTGATCCAAGACCGGGATGGGAGCATAGATATGTTATGACTTCCGTTTTGGGCGATAATCAGATAGGAAGCAAAAATGTAAATAAGCGATTCAGAGAAGGATGGGTTCCTTGCAAACGTGAGGAATATCCGGAATTTAATAACATGCTTATGGATCATAATTCCGAATGGGTTAACAAGGGGCATATCGAGATTGGTGGGCAGTTGTTATGCAAGATGCCAAGAGAGCTTGCGGAAGCAAGAAAAGAGCAGTTGAGAAATCACGCTCAAACTCAAGTGGAATCCGTTGATAACATTTATCTGAAAGAGAATGATCCTCGTATGCCTAAACAGGTTTTTGAAAGGAAATCGAGGACAACTTTCGGACGGGACTCTTAATGAGTTTATTTAACTAATCAGCCGGAATTTTCCGGCGGGAGACAATAATGGCAGCAAGTGCAACTCCTCACGGAGCGGTTCCTGTTGGTTCATTAGTGTCTTGTGCATACAATGCTAAGGTTACGCACTACAAGATCAAAAGCGCCTATGGAACTTCTATTTTCTATGGCGATATTGTGAAGTGGGCGGACGATAACCCGAATACAACTATAGCTAAGGATACGGGTACAACAGCCTGTACCCCTATAGGTGTATTCCTTGGATGCGCTTACACTGATCCAACGACGAACCAGTTTACGCCAAATCAGTATTTTCCAGCTTCTACGGCTGCGAGTGATATTGTGGCGTATGTTGCTTCTGATCCTTTTGTGATTATGCAGATGCAATGCGATGGTGCAGCAGACCAAGACGATCTTGGTAAAAACTGCGCCCTTGTGCAGACCGCAGGATCAACTTCGATTGGAAGAAGCAAAAACGCGGTCGATATATCGACTGTAGCAACCACCGCAACATTGCCTGTTAAAATCATCGATTTTGTCGATGGCCCTGACAGCGCGATTGGTGATGCCTACACCGATGTATTGGTAATATTCAACTCGCAGTCTGCTTTCGGTACTGGCGGACATCAGTTGCTTAGTGCAACTGGCATTGGTTAAGGGGAGGTAAATCATGGCCGCTATATCAAGAGCGCAAGAGCTTAAGCAGCTACTTCCCGGCCTCAATGCACTTTTCGGGGAAGAATATGCCACTTACGACAATTTGCACGAAGAAATCTACACAACTGAAAATTCCGAAAGAAGTTTTGAAGAGGAATTGAAGCTGTCGGGTTTCGGGGCAGCGCCGGTTAAAGATGAGGGTGCGTCTATCAGTTACGATACCGCGCAGGAATCTTTTGTTGCCCGTTACACACACGAAACAATCGCGATGGGATATTCAATCACGGAAGAGGCAATGGAGGATAATCTCTATGTATCTCTTTCTGGTAGATATACCAAAGCGCTTGCTCGTGCAATGGCCTATACTCGACAAGTCAAGGCAGTTTTCCCGCTAAACAACTGGTTTACCAATAGTTACCAGTCAGGCGATGGCGTGAACTTGTTCACGGCTTCAAGTGATGGTGTAACTGGTGGTGACGGACATCCGTTGGTTAGTGGTGGCAAGAACTCTAATCGTCCCTCAACAGCCGCTGATTTGAACGAAACGTCGCTTGAAGACGCTGTAATTCAGATCGGAAAGTGGACCGACGAAAGAGGTCTTAAAATTGCAGCTAGGCCTAGGAAGTTAATCATTCCGCCCGATCTTCAGTTTACGGCAACTCGTTTGCTGCAAAGTGACTACAGGGTAGGAACGGCTGACAACGATGTTAATGCTATTAAGACAAACGGTGTGATACCTGAAGGCTATTCGGTTAATAATTACTTAACCGATACAAATGCTTTCTTTATCGTCACTGATGTTCCTGATGGCATGAAGCATTTTGTCAGAAGTCCAATGACAACTTCTATGGACGGAGACTTCGACACCGGTAACGTGAGATATAAAAGTAGGGAGAGGTACTCTTTTGGGGTATCTGATCCACTTGGTATCTGGGGTTCACCGGGTAGCTCGTAAGAACAGAGGGGGGGCTTTTGCTCCCCCTTTTTTTATTCTAGGGATTTTGCTTTATCAACTGCCCTAGCAGACAAGCCAAGATGATAAGGCGTATTCTTTCAGGAGAATAAAATGGCAAACACAACTTTTAGAGGCAATGTCAGGGCCATGAGCGGGTTTGAGCAAATCAGCGAAAACTCTACTACAGGTGCCATTACGACAAATCTGGACATTGATACCAGTGGTAATATCACAACTACTGGATATGTCTCTTCTTACGCCAATGTCAGCAGCATTACTGATGCGACCAAAAGCGTTGAGTCCACCGATTCGGGTACGGTTTACACGCTAAACCGAGCCGCCGGTATAGTCGTTACGCTGCCTACGGCGGCGGCTGGATTGCATTACACGTTCATCGTCGGCACCACCTTCACGGGTGCGGGGCAGATCAACACGGACAATGCCAGCGACCTGTTCTCTGGTTTTGCGACGATCTTTGATCCTGCAACGGCTACCGATAACAACACCTTCATTCCTGATGCCAGCGATGATGACACCATTGATTTGGGTTCAGCAGCACAGGGCTGGCTTGTGGGTGGCGTGATTCGCTTGGTGGCAACCAGTGCAGCGGTCTGGCATTGCGAGGCTTTCTTGCATGGCGACGGTACACTGGCAACGCCGTTTGAGTAACGTCTGATTGTTAGCTGGGTGGGGCTTGTCCCCGCCCAGCTACTTGTAAGGAGATAAAAATGGCTGATGCAGTCACATCCCAAACTATTGAGGACGGCCCAAGAAACTGCGTTATGAAGTTTACTAACGTCAGTGACGGTTCTGGTGAATCTGCGGTCGCAAAAGTGGACGTATCTGCTTTGTCCTCTAGCGCATCAGGAACCTCTTGTTCCGAGGTTCGCGTTATGCGCGTTAGTCATGCCAT